CCTCATATCTATTTTTTTACAAAAAATAGATATGAGGTTAGATAAATGAAACAACTTACAGAAAAACAGATATTAGATAATTGGAATAAGTTAATGAAACTTATTGAGGATACATTTGAAGGAGAGCGTAAAGAGAAACTCTTAAAGATGTATAAACATTTTGAAGATAGAATGGTTACAGCGCCAGCTAGTGGTAAAGCCGCTTATCACAATGCTATGGTGGGTGGTTATGTGGAACACGTACTGCACGTTACAGATTGTGCTCTAAAAATCAAAAACCTTTGGGAGTCTGAAAGAGCTATGATTAACTTTACAGATGAAGAACTTATCTTTGCTGCTATGCATCATGACTTAGGTAAGGTTGGTGATTTAGAAAATGACTATTACATCCCACAAGATTCGGAATGGCATCGTAAGAATAGAGGTGAGATATTCAAACACAATTCAGCTCTTCAGTATATGACTGTAACAGATAGAGCTATCTTTATTCTTAACCACTTTGGTATTAAGATGTCACAATGGGAGTACATTGGGTTGAGACTCACAGATGGTATGTATGAAGAAGCTAATAAGTCTTACTATATGTCTTACAATCCTGATTGGTCATTGAAGTCTAATATAGCTTACATCTTACATCAGGCAGATATGATGGCGACACACATTGAGTTTGATGAGTGGCAAAGAGAAGATGAAGAGGTAAGTAACAACTTTAAGAAAGCGGTTACTACCGAAGAGAAACCTAAGCAATCACCGAAGTTAAGTGCGAAATCACAAGATCTTTTTGAAGAACTATTTGGAGAAAAAAATGAAACAGAGTCGGAATAAAGAATTTTCAACAATCCGAAAGCTAAAGAAACAGGTTATTGATTTGGAAAAGAGATGTGAAGAAATTGAACTTATCGTAATTACAATGTTACAGAACCTGGCGGGCAAATTGGAGAAAAAATTATGATATTAGAAATAAGTCTTGCATGTATGGTTATTTTGTTCGTAACTTCCTGTTATGGAATATGGAACATAATTAGAAAGTTAGAATTATTAGAGAATTGGATAGAGGATTTTATAAAGACAGTGAATAAAATAAATATAGATTTAAAAAAGTTAGATTACAAAGGTTATTTTGAAGCTGATGACGAGGTCGGTGTAATCTTTAATGAAATAAAAAACACAATCAAACAGTTAGATAGGTTCAAAGGAGAAGAACAATAATGGCTACAACAGCAAGAGTATCAGGTTCAGAAATAGCAAAGGCAACAAAAGTTGCAACAAAAAAGAAACCTCCTGTCAAAAGGAAAAGAAAGAAGAAAGGTAAAAATTATTACTTCAATCAGGGAACTGAAGATGCTATCATCCTATATAACAAATCAGATGATGCAAATGTAAGAAATAAAATTTACAATGAACATATCAGAGCTGCTTTTGATAAGTTGGCTGAGAATATCATTCATACATTTAAGTTTTATTACTTTGATGTGGGTTCTATTGAAGTAAAACACGAAGTAGTTTCATTCTTAGTTATGAATATGCATAAATTCAAAGAGGGTAAGGGTAAAGCATTCTCCTACTTTAGTATTGTCGCTAAGAACTATCTTATCCTTAATAACAATAAGAATTATAAGATGGGTAAGATTCATTCTGAAATGAAGGTTTTGGATTACAAAAGAAATCTTATGGGTGAGAATTCCACATCTGAAACTTCTGAAAAGTCGGTTCTATTTATAGATGAGTTACATAGGTTTTGGGATACAAACCTAACCAACATCTTCCGTAGAGACAAAGACATCAGAGTTGCTGATGCAGTTTTACATATATTCCGTATAAAAGAAAATATAGAGAACTTTAATAAGAAAGCTCTTTATATTCTTATCCGTGAGATGACAGGATCAAACACACAACATATTACTCGAATCATAAATGTTATGAAGAAATATAATAAAAGGTTAATATCCGAATTTGATAAGGTTGGTATGGTTGATGTGAGTTACACAGGTTCTCTTATGAGAGAGAATCAATAAAAAAAAGGGGAGTTTTTACTCCCCTTTTTTGTGCCCTTTATTAAATTTAATATATATTTATTAAAAGTTAAAAACATCAATATTTATATATAACTACAAATCTAAATTTTTTACAATAAAGAGGTACATTATGGCTAATGACTATGAAATATTTGATGGTAAATCTTTATCTGATTTATTCAAAGATATATACGACAATACAACAAGAAATAAAACTCAACTAGAGGTTCTTATGAAAGAGGTTACTGGCTTTATAAAAGACGGCGATACGGCTGTGCAGATTATTCCTATGTTAAAAGAGTATTTAGAAATCAACGTTAAAAACGATGACCAATTAGTAAAGGTAGCTGCTATAGTACAACGTATAATAGCTTCCGAATCTAAAGGTGGTTCTGAAGAAGAATTCGGTTTATCTGATGCAGAGAAGGAACAACTATTGGGTGCTATTGAAGATGCCGCTACAGACTTACAGAGTCATTCAGATGAGATACAAGAAGATATTAAAAGAGTTGAGAACTAATGGCATTTCGTAATTCAAGTTTAGCTTTAAATAGAGAAACAGAAAATGTAGGATTTACCACTTATTCAGATGTATACAGAATACTAAAAGATAATATAGATGACAGTTCTGAATTTTATGAAATAGAACCTGCGGTTGTTGAACAAGTTCTAATTGATTCAAGTAATCTTCCTAAAATAAAACAAACTAATCCGTTGAGAGATATTCCTGATTGGTCTTTCTATGGTTGTATAAAGGCTAGGTTTATACATAGTCAAAGTGAAGGAGATTTAATAGATGGTTTTATAAAACCTTTATCAAGCCACTTAATAACATATCCCCTAAAAGGTGAGGTGGTAAATGTAACTATTCACGATGGAAAATTATATTATGCACCACCATTGAATTTGTATGGTAAAGTAAATATGAATCGAGCTACAGGAAAAAGTGGTGAGGGATTGGTTTTACCACAGAGAACTAAATACAACAGAAAAATTTATTCAGAGCAAGGTGATGTTTCTCTTAATGGTAGATTTGGTAATGGATTAAGATTGGGAAGTGATAAAGAGTATATGTACCCAAATATAAAAATTACAAATAGACAATCAGTTCCCGATATAAAAGTGGCTGATGAACATTTTCCACACGAACAAGATATAAACTCAGATGGTTCTTCTATTTTTGTGACATCGGGCGAATTAAAAGAAATAGAGTCACTAGAACCAGCCGCAGACTCAAAGAGATGGCCACCACTTGTTGCTGGAAATTCTATGAGCGGAGATATGATTACATTAAATTCTGATAAATTGGTTTTTAATGCGAAGGGTGATGGAAAAGGTAATAATAGTGACATACATATTTTCGCTGCAAGAAATATAAATTTAGCTTCTAACTATGAAATTAATATAGGAGCAGGTGGTGAATCAGGCGGAGCTATAAATTTAGGAGATCCTGATGCTATTAATAGTGTGGTAAAAAGTAATGAATTAGAAGAATTGTTAGAAGGAGTGTTTGATAGTTTAGAAGATTTTTTAAGTACTTTAGAAAAAGCATCAGACCCAAAACAAATAGGAGCTGCAGCTAAAACTTTAAGTGATGAATTGGGTATGATTAAACAAAAACAATTACCAAAAATATCTAGCAAAACAGTATTCATAGCTGATGATAAAGAAGATTTAGGAACAGCAATTCCAAATATTGAAACAGAAGGATAATTATGAGTAAAGCATCAGACGCATTAAAGAAACTTATAGATGAATCTATTGAAAATCAAAAACAAAAATTAGATAAGAAAGTAGACAACGCTCTAATTCTTTATAGAAATGGGAGTGAAGAAGCTGATGGAGCGGTAAATGAAGTTGAAGCAAATATAGAAAAAGCTAAAGATGCTAAAGAAAAAGTTTCAGATGCAATAGATAGAATTGAATCTATAAGATTATCTTTTGACTCAAGCAGAAAGGCTGCTGAATCAACGGAGAAAGCTTCTACTATTGGTTCGGCTTTAAACCCAGCTGCTGCAGCTATAGCATTTGTTCAAAAATTTATAATAGATAAACTTAAAATAGAAATAAAGGATATAAAAGATGAATTAAACGTTGCACCACAGATATTAGACAATCTTGATAAATTTTTTACAAGAACAAGAAAGAAAATTAGAAAAGAAAAAGCAAGAAGAGCAGCTCAAAAAAGAATTGCTGCAGAAAACAAAAAGATGCTAAGTTAGTATATTTATATAAAACAGGAGTTACTATGGCAAAAACTAAAAAAATAATCAGTTTAATCAGAGAAATAGTACGACAAGAAGTACAAAAAGAGGTTAAGCAGATATTTATTAACGAAGGAATGAAATCTATGGCTCAAAAGTCTACATTAGTAGAAGATACAGTTATGGAGGTTCTACCTGAACGAAAACCAAAACCAAAGAAAAAAGTCACATACACAAACAATCCAGTGTTAAATGATATTTTAAATGAGACAGCAAATAATCCTCAGGGAATGGAAGAATATCCGACAATGGGTGGTGGAACATTTGATAGTACAAAAATGGCACAGGCTATGGGATATGGTAATATGATGGGCGGTGATGAGAAAGTTAAAAGAGAAATGGCCGCAGTACAAACTGCACAAGCAGCTGGTGCTGACACATCAAATCCTGTAGTACAAGAAGTAATGAAAGATTTGACTAAAGATTATAGTGGGGTGATGAAAGCTTTAAAAAAGAGAGACAATAAATAATGGGAGCACTTCAAAACGATTTAGATCCAGATACTTATATCGGAATAGAATTACCATTAACATATGGTAATTCAGGATTCTTTAATAGAACTAAAACTTCTTTAGATCAAACAAGATCTAATATCAAAAATCTTCTATCAACAAACAAAGGTGAGAGATTAGGTAATCCCACATTTGGCTGTGATTTGAGAAAAGTGTTATTTGAAAAAGAGGGTGATATAGAAAGTCTAATAGAAGAAGCTATAACTTCAGCTATAGATGAATTTTTACCATTTGTGAATATTATAGAAATAAAAAGTCTCTTTTCTGAAGCTAACCAAAATATTGTAAATGTTTCTATTAGATTTAGTTTAGCTACAGATGTCGATGAAGAAGAACAACTGGCATTAGATTTTGGAAACTATGAAGCAGCACAATTTTAATTTAATGGAGATGAGTAATGCCATATTCTACACCTAAAAAATCAGTAAAAGAAGTTAGATACTTAAATAAAGATTTTACATCTTTTAAAGATAATCTGATTGAATTTACTAAAATATATTTCCCAAAAGAATATAATGATTTTAATGAATCATCGCCGGGTATGATGTTTATTGAAATGGCATCTTATGTGGGTGATGTTCTGTCTTACTATATAGACAACCAATTTAAAGAAAGTTTATTAGCCTTTGCTGAAGAAAAAAGAACTGTATATAATATGGCTCAGTCTTTAGGATACAAACCAAAATTATCTTCGCCAGGTGTAACAGACTTAGATGTATTTCAAACAGTACCTGCTTTAGCATCTGGAACAGGAGCTAGTTACAAAACAGTGCCTGATTTAAGATACTCTATGGTAATTAAATCTGGAATGGAAGTCAGTTCAGGTACAGGTATAACATTTATTACGCAAGAAGATTGTAATTTTAAATTTTCAAGTTCTTACGATCCTTTAGATATTAGTATCTATGAAAGTTCTAATAATATTCCTGTAACTTACTTATTAAAAAAATCTGTTAAGGCTGGTAGTGGTACAATAGCTGAAGAATTTTTTACATTCAATACAGCTGAAAAGTATAAAAGAATAGCTTTAGCAAATACTAACATAACAGAAATACTTTCTTGTACAGACAGCGATGGTAATAGTTGGTATGAAGTTCCCTTTTTAGCACAGGATACAATATTTGAAGATATGCAAAATGTTGAAGAAAATGATGATGAGTTATTTACTTACGCAGACCAAGCTCCTTACCTATTAAAGCTGTTAAAGACTACTAGAAGATTTACAACATTTATTAGAGAAGATGGTAAAACTGAATTAAGGTTTGGCGCAGGTACATCAGACAGTCCTGATGAAGAGATAGTTCCAAATCCTGATAGTGTTGGTTCATCTTTACCAGGCTCGCCATCTTATTTAAATACTGCTTTTGATCCTTCTAATTTTTTATCAACAAAAGCGTATGGGCAAGCGCCATCTAATACTCAATTGACTATCACATATAGATATGGTGGTGGCCTTTCACATAATGTAAATTCAAATACTTTAAGAAGTATACAATCTATAAATGTAAATACAGACACATCAGGTTTAACTTCTTCATTGATAGCTAATACAAGAGCTTCCATAGCTGTAAATAATACTTTACCAGCTACAGGCGGAAAGGATTCTGAAAGTATCATAGAAGTTAAAAACAATACTTTAGCTTACTTTCAAGCACAAGCAAGAGCTGTAACTAAAGAAGATTATATAACGAGAGTATATGCTTTACCTGCTAAATATGGTAATATATCAAAAGCTTATATTGTTCAAGATACACAATTAGATAGTAAAGCAGGAGCAAACTCTAATAATAGAGTTATAAATCCATTAGCTCTTAATTTATATATATTAGGATTCGATGCTAGTAAAAAATTGACTAATGTAAATAAAGCAGTAAAAGAAAATATACAAACTTACCTAACACAATTCAGAATGGTTACTGATGCTGTTAATATACAAAACGCTTTTGTAATAAACATAGGGGTTAAATTTAATTTATTGACTAAAACAGGATATAATAAAGATGAAGTTGTTTTAAGGGCTATACAAAAAGTTAAAGATTTCTTTGATGTCGATAAATGGCAAATTGGACAACCAATTGTAATAGCTGATAAAACAACTTCATCT